GGAAAGTAGCCTCCGCTATGTCGATGTATGGCACACTATCTGCCACCTTATCGGCCATGGTATATGTGATATCCACTCCAGCCAGCGTCTTCTGGATTGTTGTGTGGTTGAACCACGGGGCATCATCTGAAACGCCACAGATCATGTCATCTCCGTACGTGAACAGCCTCACGTTCTCACGGAAAGAGTCAACCTCGTGCTCTGGATTGAGCTTGAGGTACGTGTACCGCATGTACAGACTGTTGACAAGACCATTAACAATTGTCGTAAGAGAGTGCCCAGAAGGGTTACTCCCATGAAACTGTATGAGGTCTCCATTAAAGTCTAGAGTCGGAAAAGCGGTATCCGTAGCGACTCCTGCCATGTTCCTTATGTCATCTTCATCCAATGTACTCTCACCATACGATTTGGCAAGATTGATCAACACTTGGAACGCGGCGATTATCATCTGGGAATTCATCCTCTTATCAAAGGCCTTATAATCCCCTGCCACAATTTTGTTTGTGCCGAAACACGTCAGGTAGCGGTAAATCTCTCCCCATTCCTTCGATTGGGAAACTGTACCAGGACCAGACTCAAAAATGAGCCTGTTGTTCATGATCAGTCGAATAAACGACAGAAAATACTTCCTAGTATGAATCACCGCAGCCAACGGTGCGCCTGCAAAAACGCGGGTTTTCTTCGCTGCCCGCTTGGCAAACGTCACCGGCTCGTCTTTCAAATGAGCCTTAAAGATCGTGTGGTTACGCTCGCCATTGAGATACTTCATCTCAATCCTACGCACCTGTTCACGAATCTCTTCTGTTACTTCAACAGGGTGAGTGTTGCCGTCCCCAGTGGGTGGAAGATCCACGAGGAATTGCCCTTTCGGGCGGTTGTAAGGATAACCCGCACTCGTCGTGCGGTTAAGTCCGTCGACGTAAGCAACCCCGGGAGTGCCATTCACTGCAGTGTACTCATCATACACCTCCAAAGGCGACCTCTTCGCACCAGGCCCATTCAGACCCGCCAAGAAATCTGCAGTCAGACTCGCGACACATTCATCTATGTCACGCTGCAAAATGGCATTCACAGGGTTAACCAAGTCGGCAGTGGCATGTTGCCACGGACTCCAGCCGATCAACACAGGCGCTGCATGCAACACTTGATACCCATAGCGCTCACAGATGTAATCGCAAATGGGCGTCTTCCCCACTCTAGAGCGCCTCCTCGGCGCAACAGACGTCAGCGAACCATACACATCGGCAACTCCCTTAGGAGTGTACCGGATGGTAGATTTGGCCGACAACTCTATCAACTCCACATTTTCAGCGGAAGCCTCATTTAGAGTCGGGGCAGT